GTAGAAACTAAAAGTGAAGATAACCTTAATATGATAGACGTTTTAGACGACTTTAATAAAGGCTCTTCTGAGGAAACTCAACCAGAAGAATCTAATGTTGAAACCCAACCTGAAGAGGCGATAGATAATACTAAAGAGAATGTACAATGGCTTATAGATAGTAAGTTCAAAGATGATGAAGAAGGACGTGAAAAGCTAGCAAAATCTTATCGTGAACTTCAAAGTAAATATGACAAGGATTCTAATAGGTCTAAAGAAGACCAAGAGAAATATGAAAGGCTTGAAAAGCTTGATGGATTTCTACAAGAGAATCCAGAGGTCGTTAAGACTATGAAGGAAAAAGTAGATACGATTGCAAAGGCAGAATCAGGTCCTCCTAAAAAGCCAGAAGATTATGATATTCTAGATGAGTCTATAGATGACACATCCTCCGCTAAATGGAGAGGCGAATATGATAATTGGCTTATCACTCAAGGCCAAAAGGCTGCGAAAGAAGAACTTAATTCATATAAGGCAGAGTTAGATGCTGCAAAACAGCAAGCTGAAGAAGTAGGCAAGTTAAAAGAAATGGGATTATCCGATGAAGAGATTCCAGATTATTATAACTTTGTTACATCAGATGCAAATCTAACAACAGAAAACTTAGTAAAGATTTACCGTTACCTTAAGGTTGATGACAGTAATACCGATTCTAGCACAACTCAACAGCCTGTCCCGACTAAACGGACATCAGCTGCAGCAGCAACGGGGTCTACTCCGCCTGCTAAAAGCAATGATAAAAAGGAAGTTGAGCAGTTCTGGGATGGTATTATGAAGTTCAATAGATAACAATAATACTTAAGGAAAGGAGCCAATAATGGCTAATACAACTTATGGAACAGGAACAGCGTTACAGTTCTCTGATGCTACGCAACGTCAGGTACTGGAACTCGGTTCTAAAATCCATTACTACAACCCTTCCGTTACACCCCTATTGACACTTATGGGTCGCATGTCAACGTCAGTGACCCCAGTGCCAATTTTCGAGTGGATGGAAGATGAATATATGATTAAAAAGAGTGTTAAAAAAGCACTTGTAACTGCAACCGCTGGAGATATTGCAGCTACTGCAGACGTAGGTGACACTACAACTGGTGGAATTAATGGTCATAATACTATCGTTCGATTTGATAAACAATCTGATATGGAGTTGTTTGAAGTCGGTGGTATTTATACATTAGGTACATCAGGTGATGCAACACATCAAACAGGCGTAACGCATTTGATAGCAGTAGCTATTGGCCAGAATGTAAATTCTGCCAATGCCACAGATAGGATGGTTCAATTTATCGGATGTCACGTTAAAGTTGGTGATTCTACTGTTTATGTAGTAGAACAATGTGCTAATGATAGTGATTTGTTAGGAGTCCATGCAGATGAAGTACTAACTCTGACTTACTTTGGTACCGCTGGTACTTATCAAAGTGGTGCTTATTTTGGTGGTCAAGGTCTATTCCAAGCAGAAACTGCTTTCTTAGATGACCATGAATTTGCGCTTGAAGGTGGTCCTGGTACATATGCTGAGGGTGCTGCGATTGGTGAAGAAACTCGTAAGCAAGTAAGACGTTTGAAGAATTGTACTCAAATCTTCAGAGAGCCTTATGCGATTACAGGTACTGCTAATGCATCAAAGCATTATGGTGGTTCAGAGTTAGCTAGATTACAGGCAAGAAAACTTGCTAAAATCAAGTCTGATATTGAATTTGCTATGCTTACTAATGGCGATATAGCCTTAGATGCAACATCTGAAAATCCTAAACGAACAATGGCTGGATTTGGAATAGGTGGTTCTGCTGGAACTGGTTTCGTTAAGTCACTTGATGGTAGAGGAGATTCTAATCTTCAACTTTCATTCGCAGGTGCTGGACTAGATGAAATGGATGCAACCGTAGAATATATATTCTCTGATACCATGGAAGGTTCTATGGAAAAAACAGTTCTTTGCTCTAATAAGTGGTTGAGATTTATTACAGCTCTTGGTAGGCAAGGTATTGGTCCAACAGGAACTCCTGTAGCATCTAATGGAGCGTCTCTTAATGTTAACTCAGGCGATTCAAATGCAACTGCTGGTTTAAGAGTAACATCATATCAAGGTCCTGTAGGAGTACTAAACTTTATACCTCACCCAATGTTAAAGGGTGCATATGAAGATTATGCTCTTGCTGTTGATATGGCAAATGTTGACCTAAGACCTCTTGCATCAAGAGACATGCAGCTTAGAAGCGATGTCGTTAATGATGGTAGAGATGCTAGAGTTGATGAGTGGTTGATGGAAGTTGGATGTGAAGTTCGTAACGAACAGACACATGCAATCCTAAAGCTTACTTAATAACTAAATAAATATAAGGGGGGAAGAAATTCCTCCCTTATATCACAAAAAGGAACTAAATTATGGCTAGTAAAATAATGAAAAAAATGGCAAAAAAAATTTCAACTAAAAGAAAGAAAAAAGCTCCGAAGAAGAATAAAAAGAAAGTAGTGAGAAAGATTAAATACTAATGAGATATCAAGAAGCATACGAACTAATACAGGTAAGTCTAGACAATACGCTAGAAGTACCTTTCCCTGTAAGTGAAAAACTTAAAGCACAATTATTTGATAACTTTGTTAATGATATTGCTTTAAGGGTTGTTAGGAAAGTTAATAAAGAGGAATTTACTGCAGGTGGTGATAATTTTGTATTCACTAATCCTGATTACAGTAAACAAATATATAAAGTAGAATTAGTTGATGCTAATACTACATCTAATAATAAAAAAGTAATTCCATTTGTTCCAGAGTCAGCAATGATTGCAGATGATGATGATAATGTGGCAAATGTAGGATATTTTGTAAAGACAGATATAGGTAGGGGCACAGTAGACGTAGATTCAGTTTTTGGTGCCGCATCAGGCAGTGTTAATACTTTGACCGTAGAAACTGTAGAAGTTCATGGTCTTACTACTGGCGATTATGTAAGATTAACAGAAATAGTAGCAGTTAATACAGCTGCAAATCAAGCTTATTATGATGAATTTATTAATGGGAAAAGATTCGCAGTAACAGTTTCAGATACAGATACTTTTACAGTTAGTGTTACTAGTGATGCAACTGCTGCAGCTGCAATGGCTTCTGATACAATATCAGGAGTATTTACAGAGGATACAGAAAAGATTTATTTTACAAAAGATGTTTCGGGTACAGTTAAAGTATATTATTATGCACTACCCGAAGTAAAGAATAGTATAAAAAGTAGAGTTGATTTGCCAGACCAGCTGCTCACAGCAGCAATACATCATACGCTAGGGGATTTATTGAATCTCTCTGGAAAACTACAATTAGGCTCAGGGCATAAAGGTTTGGCATATTCAGCGGAAAGAGAATATATAAATACATCAAGGGCAAAAGAACCTATGCAGGATATTATGTCTTTGCCATTACAGGATTTTATTTAAATGGCGACTTATCAAACAAGAATACAAGACTTAATAGGAGTTCCAAGTCAGGGAATTGATGCACAGTTAATAACAGATTCACTTATTGATACAGCAAAGGGAATTATAAATTTAGCTCCTAATGAGTTATTATGGTCAGTTAGTATTACGTCATCAGATGTTACAAGTAATTCTTACTCTCTTACTGGGATACAAGTATTAAGCGTAGTTAGAGAAAATGGAGTAGATGGCCAATATGTGACATGTAGAGAAGTTCCTTTTAATTATGAGAGGAAAGTTCAAGATGTTAATAGTATGTTTTATCCATCTAAAGAAGAACCTGTTTTTTTTAGAAAAGATGATTCAATAAGTGTATTTCCTGCTCCTGGAGTTTCGCCTAATGCATTTAAAGTTAATTATGTAGTATTCCCAGTTATTGATTATAATGAATCAATGGGAGATAATCAATTTCCTATTGATTGGGATGCTGCTCTTGTATATGGAGCTGCATTAAAAATATGTAATAGGTTAGTAGCCGATTGGATATTAGATGAAGACCCAGAAATGGTTCAATCTACATTATCTACTGTACAAAATATAAAAGAATTATATACTTTAGAATTGCAAATATTATTTCCTAAACCTCAAGCAGGAGGTTAAAAATGCCAAAGAGAGTTTTAGACCTCCGAGACTTCTCAGGTGGTATAAATTCCAGAATCAATAAGACAGAAATTAATGACAATGATGTCACTAAATCTGTTGGTCTTATGTATGATGTCCCTGGAATTATTAGGGGAATCGGGGAAACAACTGTATTAAAATATGATGAAACAAATGTTGTCCCTACTATTACTGATGCTAATTATACTGTTGGGCCTAATAATGGATATGGTTTAGGATATGTAGCATTTGATGCTCCTTCTCAAATATATATTATTCAAACTGGGGCAGATATTGCAGCTCTAACATTAGGGAATTACCTATCTAATGATGCTGGGGGGAGTGATTGGGATACAACAACAACTCATTTCGTATTAAAGATATTTGCTATAGATAATACTGATGATGGATATGGAGCTAGGCAAATATGGTGTTATGTAATAAAAGTTGGCTCTTCAACTACATCGTTATTTGAAGTAGCTAAAGATGTAGTAGATGGGGATGTTACATTATATGAAGCAGCTACTCCCGATGGGTCAGGTACTATAAATACAAGGTCTGCTTTATGGACTGATACTGGATTTGTAGAATTAATAGGAACTGATAATGCTACATTTCATGCTTCAAATCCTCTTGATTGGAATCTTACCGCCCCTAATAATAACTGGACTCAACCTTGGACAATTACG